AACTTCATACAGTGATTATTTAAATAAGTTTGGTGCTACTTTCCTTAGTGGAAGTAACACCTATACTTTTTTAACTTCAATCACAGCATACAATTATTTTGCTGGTGGTGGAAATACTTTATTAGTTACTCGTGTAGTAAGTGGAAGTACAACAACTGATTGGACTCCTGCTACTTCATCATTTATTTCTGCTTCTGCTCATTCTGCTGGTGCGCCATATAATACTAATGTTTTTGTTTTAGAAACATTATCTGAAGGTATTATTATGAATAGTGCTGGACCTACTGGTTCAAACGGTACCTTACTTTCAGGATCTTCAGAAAATTATAGATGGCAAATTGTTTCTCCTGATACAAATAATGGAACATTTACTTTAGTTCTCCGTCAAGGAAATGATTCAAATGTTCAACAATCTACTTTAGAAACTTGGGGTCCTCTTTCACTTGATCCATTTGCTTCAAACTATATTGAACGAGTAATTGGAAATCAAGTAGAAACTATTCAACAAGATAATGGAGAATATTATCTCCAAATGTCTGGAAGTTATCCAAACCAATCCTCTTATATTCGCGTTAAACAAGTAAACCAAACTACTCCTAACTATTTTGATAATCTTGGAAACCCAAAACCACAATTTACTGGATCTATCCCAGTAACTCAAAGTGGTGTGTTTGGTGACGGAAAAGGAAATATTATTCCAACAGGCATTGCTGGTGCATACTATGAAAATATTTCTAACACTAACATTCAAGGATTAACAGCTAATGCTTATACAGAATCTATTTCTTTATTAGCAAATAAAGATGCATATAACTATAATCTACTAGTCGCTCCGGGTCTAATAGCCGACCCAACCCAATTTCCTTTACATAACAATGTAGTAAATCAAATGATTACCATTGCACAACAAAGAGGAGATTTTATGGTAGTAACCGATGTAGTAGGATATGGCTCAAATATCAACCCAGTAGTTACTAGTGCACAGACAAAAGATACTTCATACGCCGCAACATATTGGCCCTGGTTATATACAGTAGATCCAAATACATCTAATTTAGTTTGGGTTCCTACAGCAACTATGATTCCAAGAGTATACGCTCAAAACGATGCTATTGCTTATCCTTGGTTTGCACCTGCAGGTATTAATCGTGGCCTAATGACATCTGTTATTAAAACAGAACGTGTATTGACTCAAGGAAATAGAGATTTACTTTACAAAAATAATATCAATCCAATTGCAAATATTGCTACTGCTAATGGATCTGCAATAACAGTATTCGGACAAAAAACTCTACAAAAAAGAACTACTGCTTTAGACCGTGTAAACGTACGTCGTTTGTTGATTGAGCTTAAAAATTATATTTCTCAAATAGCTGATACTTTTGTATTTGAACAAAATAACGAAATTACAAGAAATAACTTCTTATCTCTAGTTAATCCTTATTTATCATTAGTTCAACAACAACAAGGTTTAACTGCATTTAGAGTTGTAATGGATGAAACAAATAATCCACCTAGTGTTGTAGATCAAAACCAATTAATTGGTCAGATTTACTTGCAACCTACTAGAACAGTTGAATTTATCATATTAGATTTCAATATATTACCTACTGGTGCAGTATTTCCTGCTTAATAGCATATTTTAAGGAAATTTTAGATATTTATAATAAAAAATACGATGGCAAATTTCACAACTTCTCCTGGAGTAGCAATTAGCGAAATAGACAACACTTATTTGACTGGCCAACCAGTGCAAGCAGGTGCTGCTATTATAGGTCCTACAGTTAAAGGCCCTTGGGAAAAACCTACACTTGTAACAACTTATTCAGATTTCGTAACGATATTTGGAGATACTTTTATTAGTGGTGGTAATTCTTATTCTTACCTAACTTCAATTGCTGCTTACAATTATTTTAATTATGGAGGAACTTCATTATTAGTTGCTCGTGTAGCAAGTGGTTCTTACACATCCGCAATTAGTACTACAATCCCTAACTACATATCCTCAAGTTCATCTTCATTTTCTTTAGAAACAATTTCTGAAGGAGTTATTATGAATAACTCAGGTTCAAATGCACTTGGAGCTTCAGGTTCATTAAATTCAGGATCAGCTGATAATATTCGTTGGGAAATTACAAATTCAAATACTGGATCAGGTACATTCAATGTATTGATTAGACGTGGTAATGATACAACTGCTAATAAAGTAGTATTAGAGGCATGGAATAATTTAACATTAGATCCAAACTCGAATCGTTACATTGCTAAAGTAATTGGTGATCAAAAACTTCAATATAATTCTACTAATGAACAAATGGAATTGTCTGGAAGTTATCCAAATAACTCAAGATATGTTCGTGTAAAAGCGGTAACAAATCCAACACCAAATTATTTTAATGCAAATGGTGTTGCAGTAAGTGCTTACACAGCTTCTATCCCATTAAATGGTAGTGGTTCAGCAGGTGGTTCATTTTCAAGTGCTACAGGTACTGTAAGTGGTTCTGTTAAACTATACGATGAAATTGGTGCAAATACTCAAGGATTGGTTGGTGATAGCTATAACAACATGATTACTTTATTTGGTAATCCTGAAGCATATCAATTTAATGTATTATTTACTCCTGGCTTATTAAATGATACCCATGTATCTCAAGTTACAAACATTATTTCAAATACAATTGCTAGAGGTGATAATATGTACGTAATGGATTTAGGAGTATATGGCACTTCACTTCCAGAAGCAGTAACACAAGCACAAACTCGTGATACATCATATGCCGCAACATATTGGCCTTGGGTTCGCATTGTAGACCCAGCAACAGGAAAACATGTTTGGGTACCAGCTTCAACAGTAATCCCAGGTGTATATGCATTTAACGATAAAGTATCTGCTCCTTGGTTTGCCCCAGCAGGTATAAACCGCGGTGGATTAAGCACAGTTCTTCAAGCTGAATTGAAATTGACACAAGGTAATCGTGACACATTATACAGCAATAATATTAACCCTATTGCAACGCTACCTCAACAAGGTGTAGTAGTATATGGTCAGAAAACATTACAAAAAGCTCAATCTGCTCTTGATCGTGTAAACGTACGTCGTTTAATGATTGAATTAAAATCATATATCCGTCAAATTGCAGATACAGTAGTATTTGAACAAAATACTATTACTACAAGAACATCGTTTATCTCAAGAGTTACTCCATATTTAGAAAATATCCAACAAAAACAAGGATTATATGCCTTTAAAGTAGTAATGGATGATACTAATAACGGACCAGCAGTAATCGATCAAAATCAATTAGTAGGCCAAATTTACATCCAACCTACACGCACAGCTGAATTTATTTCCCTAGACTTCATTTTGATGCCAACAGGAGCTGAATTCCCAGGATAAAAAATAAAATATTTAGATATTTATAATAAAGAAATAAACAACACAAAATGGCAATTTTAGATCAAAATCAAATATTTTTTACACCATTTGAACCAAAACAAAGTAACCGTTTTATCGTTACAATTGATGGTATCCCTGGGTATATAGTTAAAGGTGTGAGTGCTATTAACATGACTCAAACAGCAGTTGCTCTGAACCACATTAACATCCAACGTTATGTGAAAGGAAAAACTGTTTGGGGAACTGTTAGTTTCACATTATACGAACCAATCACTCCTTCTGGTGCTCAATCAGTAATGGAATGGGTACGTTTAGGCCACGAATCAGTAACAGGTAGAGATGGATATTCTGATTTCTATAAAAAAGATATCACATTCAACGTTATCGGACCTGTAGGTGATATCGTTTCTGAATGGATCGTTAAAGGAGCTGTTATTACAAGTGTGAACTTTGGTGATTATAACTGGGATGATGATGGAACACCAGTAAATATTGCAGTTGAAGTTCAACCTGACTACTGTGTATTGAACTACTAAGAACAAAACAACAAAATATATAAGAGCTCCAAAGAAATTTGGAGCTTTTATTTTCTTTCAATATATTAGATTTATGAAAAAACTATTTGTATTTCTTTTATTGGCTTTCGTAGGACACAGTCAATATTGCCCTTCATTAGGACCTGATCAAATATTACCTTGTGGTGTAGGATCAACTACACTAACAGCAAACTTAAGCCAATGTGGTACAGGTACAAACCCTAATCAAACAACAAATTACAGTGCCTCTCCTATAGCATATTCAAACCAAACTAATACAGGAACTCAGTTATTCATGACTGATGATTCTCAACAGGGGCCATTCAATATTGGGTTTACTTTTTGTTTTTTTGGACAAACTTACACTCAATTTTATGTAGGTTCTAATGGTTGGATTTCTTTTTCACCTGGTCAACCTACTACATTTACAACCCAAACTATTCCTACTGCTAATCCTTTAGTACCTAGAAATTGTATTATGGGTCCTTGGCAAGATTGGCATCCTGGTATTGGAGGGCAAATTAGATATCAAACAAGTGGAGTTGCACCTTGTAGAAAATTAACAGTAAGTTGGATAAATATGCCAATGTTTAGTTGTACAGGCAATCAAGGTACATTTCACATTGTAATCTATGAATCTTCTAATTATATTGACAGTTATATCCAAAACAAACCTGCTTGTTTACAATGGCAAGGCGGAACAGCAACACAAGGAATCCATAATGCTACTGGCACTATAGGAATTGCTGTACCTGGTAGAAATTCAACTGCTTGGACTGCAACAAATGATGCATATAGATGGACACCAACAGGTCCTGTAGTTGTACCTACTTTAACATGGTATCAAGTAGGAAATCCTGTTGCAATTGGTACCGGACCAACAATTAACGTTACTCCTAACGGTCCAACTCAATATACTTGCCAATTAACCTATCCAACTTGTAATGCTGGTTGGTCTGTTTGTAATGGAGGAACTAGTTTAGGACCTGATACTGTGCTAGTTGTACCTGGTCCTCCAATTCCGTCAACAGGCCCAATTAATGGTACTGATACTATTTGTTATTTAAGTTCATACGAAATGTATGATGTACCTGTAGTAGCTAATTATAATTATCTTTGGAGCAGTGTTACCCCTATTACTTCAGGACAAGGAACTAATATCGTTACAGTAGACTTTAGTTCATTCCCTGGAGGATTTATTCCTGGTGCTATTCAAGTAACCCCAGAAGCAAATGGATGTACTGGGTTACCTGTAACTATTGATTTATTTATTTTAAATGTTTTACCTACAATTGATCCTATAGGACCGTTTTGTGAATACGACGGATCTGTTATTTTAAACGCGATTCCTGTTGGAGGAATTTTAAGTGGTGTAGGTGTTGTTGGTAATGAATTTTCTCCTTCAAACGCAGTAGGAACTAATATTATCAATTATGAATATACTTTAAGTGGGTGTATGTTTGATGCAACTACTACTGTAATAGTATACCCACAACCAACCCTTGATTCAATTTCTCCATATAATCCATTCTATCAAGTTTGTGAAGGTGATTCAATTACAACTATATTCACAGCTTTATCGAACTTCCCTGGATATAACGAATGGACATTTATGAATACAACTTACCAACAAGATGATATTTCCATTTCATTTGAAACCCCAGGAATGTTCCCTTTATCAGTAGTTCATTATTCAAATGGGTGTGCTTCACCTCAACAACAAACTATAATTACAGTAGCACGTTGTCCTGAATTATTATTTTATGTTCCTAATTCATTTACACCTGATGGAAATGAACATAATAATACTTTCCAACCTGTATTTACAAATGGATTTGATCCACATGATTTTCACTTAGTAATATTTAATCGTTGGGGAGAATTGATATATGAATCATACAATTCTACAGAATATTGGGATGGAACATATAATAATACACCATGTCCTGTAGGATCATATACTTACAGAATTCAATTTGGTTTTAAAGAAACAGATAATGACCAAGTTATAAGTGGAAATGTTAATCTTATTAGATAGGTCAATATTTATAACCATATGAAACTAGATAGTTTACGTACGTTAGTTAAAGAGGAGCTTAGCAAGCGACTAAATGAGGAATACCAAGACAAGTTTAAAATGGTAGGTATGCTCATTACCAACATTAAGAAACGCCCTCAAAAAGAAATATTTTCTGACATTCGTTCCATTCCAGGTATTACAGTGGCATCCGTAAAAGAACCTATGGAATATAGTGAACAAAATACAGAAAAATTTCAATCCATAATGACCGTTAAAGTAGATGGTCATCCATGGATTGCATCTGGTGGATTTGACCGTTCAAAAATGGAAGATATCCGCAAAGCTATATTGAAAGTAGAAGGAGTATTATCATTCAATGTGAATTCTGATAATATTTCTGCTCTTTAATATATGTATATAGGACAATTAAGTTATAACAAATAAAAATTATGGAAGAATTTAAAATCCCAACTGAGAAAATTGAGTTACCTTCAAAAGGTCTAGTTTATCCCCCTGAAAGCCCACTTGCTCAAGGTTATGTTGAAATGAAATACATGACCGCTAAAGAAGAAGATATTCTTCTTAACTCAAACTATATCAAAAACGGTACTGCAATCGATAAATTAATGAAAGCATTGATTGTAACTCCAATCAATTACGATGATTTAATTGTAGGAGATAAAAATGCAATCATGGTTGCTTCTCGTATTTTGGGATATGGTGCTGAATATACATTTGACTATGACGGAGAAACTCATACAGTTGATTTAGCCCAATTAGATTCTAAACCATTAGATGAATCTCTATTCACCCCAGGTGTAAATGAATTTCCTTATGTATTTCCATTCTCTAAAACAGAAATTACATTTAAGCTACTTCAACACCGTGATGAAAATAATATTAACCGTGAATTAGAAGGTCTTAAGAAAATTAACAAGGATAATTCACCTGAATTATCTACTCGTTTAAAATACATGATTACTTCTGTTGCTGGAAATCGAGAGGCTAAAGTGATTCGAGAGTTTGTAGATAAACACCTACTAGCTCGAGATGCTAAGTCATTAAGATCTCATATTAAGAATTTCCAACCAGATGTAGATCTAACTTTTTTTCCCTCCGGAGATTCGGATAGAGTCAGTATCCCAATTGGGATTAAGTTTTTTTGGCCTGACGTCGATTGATCAAGCGGCTAAAGCAAAATTAGCCATCTACAAACAAATACATCAAATTTGCTTTTTTGGAAAAGGAGGATATAGCTGGCCTGTTGTCTATAACATGCCAGTTTATCTTCGTCGTTTTGTTTTTGAAGAAATGAGACAATTTTATGAAGAAGAAAAAGCAGCAAACGAAAAAGCTATGAAGAAAACTTCACGTGCTGGATCAACTTCTGAAACGCAAAGTTTCCAAATGGGTGCACCTAAAGGTAAAGCACCAATTAAGTATCAATAAAAGCTTGCACCCTTAATATTTATAATAAAATACTTAATACATGGCTGCTAAAGACGATGCTAAAGAACTTAAAGGAATTTTAGGCGAAATAAACGCCGCCATGAAAGAGGTTGAAGCTAATGGTAAAAAAATGTCCAATGGTTTTCAATCTACTAAAGATTCTTTATCTAGTTTAGTAGGACTAGCATCCCAATTCAACGATCACCAAAATAAAACCTCAGAATTAAGTTCAGATCAATTAAAAAACCTTTCTGAAAAACTTAAACTAGAAAGAGAAAATCTTAAACTTTCCCAAGAAAGCCTTCTTAAGCAAATAGAAAAAAATAAAACTGAGAAAAAATCTACTGATCAAGAAGTTAAACGTCTTACAGCATTAAGAGGTATAGGTACTATTACTGAAAAACAAAAGAAACAACTTGCTGATTTAGAAAAACAACAACAAAGTCTTAATGATACTGTTCGAGAACAACAAACAGCCTATGAACAAGCTGATGATGTATTAAATGACATTGATGGTAGTATAGGAGATTTAGAAAAAGGACTTGATCGAGCTGCTAAAAAAGCTCGAGGGCTTGAAATGCTAAAAGGTGTAGGAGGATCATTAGATAGAATTAATTCTCCTTTAGAGGGGATGCTTAATCCTCTTAATTTAATTAATAAACTTTTTGGATTTGTATTAGGGACTACTACTAAACTTGACACCGAGTTAGGAGATGCCGCTAAAAGTATGAACATGACATATGAGGCTGCTGGAAAGTCTCGTATGGAAATGACTAAATTTGCTCAAGCAACAGGAGATACTTTAGTAAATTCAACTCACCTACAAGAAAGTGTTTTAGCTATTAATGAATCATTAGGTTCTAATGTTGCTTTTGAACAGATGACTGAATCTTTTCAAAAAGATGTAACGTTTTTATCTAAAATGTCTCATTATGCTGGTTTAACAGCAGATGAAGCTAATAATATTGCTAAATTAACTTTAGCTACTGGTCAAAGTGCTGAAAAATTCACTAGCGAATTAATGGGCCAGGTAAAACTTTCCGGAACCCAAAAAGGATTAGTTTTAAATGAAAAAACAGCATTAAAAGAAATCTCTAAAACCTCAGCTGCTATCAAAATGTCATTTCATGGTTCAGCAAAGGGGCTAGCTGATGCATATGCAAAATCAAAAGCATTAGGTACTAGTTTAGATAAAGTAGATGATATAGCAGGAAGTATACTTAATTTTGAAGAATCAATTGAAGCGGAATTGAGTGCAGAATTGCTTACTGGTAAAAACTTAAATCTAGAAAAAGCACGTGAAGCTGCTTTAAATAATGATATAGCAACAGTAGCTGAAGAAATTGCTAAAAATGTTGGTAGTGCTGCGGACTTTGCTAATATGAACAGAATCCAACAAGATGCAATTGCAAAATCTGTTGGTATGACTCGTGAAGAATTAGCTGCTTCACTTCAAGAACAAGAATCTTTAAAAGCTATCGGTGCTGCATCTGTAGAAGATGCCAAAGCAAAATATGATAAACTTCGTGAGACTATGACTGCTGAAGAAGCATTAAAAGCCTTAGGAGACGAACAGTTAGCCCAACAATTTGAACAACAAAGCATCCAGGAAAATTTAGGAGCTGCTCAACTCCAAATGGCTGATTCAATGAATGAAACCCTCATTCCTGCTTTAACTACTATGAACGAACGTTTTGATAAAATATGGGCAACTGTTAAAGGAGTTATTGATAGTTTAGGCGGGATGAAAAGTGTTTTAGTTATTATGGGGGCTATTATGGTTGGTAAGTTAGTTAAAGGTATAATAGACTTTGCTTCTGGAACTAAACAAGCTATAGGTATCGCTAAACAACTATTTAATATAGAAAAAAAGGATGCTGCAGTTGATATCATAGGAAGTTCATACCAGATGGCAGCAGGCTTAGGCCCCATAGGTATAGCTGCAGTAGCAGGATTAATAGGTGCTGGTTTAGGTGCTCTTGCAATGTATACTATGAGTGATGGTATTATTAGCCCATCTCAAGGTAAATCAGGATTTGGTGATAGAATGTTATTTGGCCCTGAAGGTGCAATTTCATTTAATAATAAAGATACTATTGTAGCTGGAACCGATTTATTTAAAGCAAATGATATGGTTTCTGCTCCTAAAGGTGGTGTTACTGTTGGTGGAGGTGGTTCTTCTAAAGAAATAGCAGAACTAAAAGGAGCAATCATGGCCCTAGCAGCTCGCCCAGTAAATGTATCAATTGATGGTAAAAAAGTAATTGAAGCAACAACAGGTGCTAATCCAAATACACAAGGAGCCGAATCAGCTAAAAATAGCTTTAAAATGCAATAATAGATAATATTTATAAACAAAATAATTATGGGACTTTTAGATAAACTTCAACAACAAGGATCAGCTTATTCAGAGTATGATGGTGCTCAACCACCAGTAAACCCATTAGCAACACCTCAATCAAAACTACATGCTGATGGTGCTGGTATGGCTGGATATTCATTAAATGGATCATTTGGAACACAAGTAAACAATGAGTATAATGCTTATTTAGATGGTGTAACAAATGCTTTACCTTTTCCTTCTAATTTAGATACAAACGGTACAAATCCAACACCGTATTTACAGAACCCACCACAATAATTAAATTATGGGTTTATTAGATTTATTACAACAAGGTGGATCAACTCTAGCTTATGGGGCTGGACCAGTAAGTCCATCTTTTGGAAACGATATTTCTTCTGTAAACCAAGTAACTATACTTCCTGACTTTAATGAAGGAGGTTCTAGTTTAACGGAATATGATGGTGCAACTCCACAAATAAACCAATTAGCTACAAAACAGTCTACCCTTCATTTTGATTCAAGAACAGGTACTGAAGGATGGTCTATTAGAGGATATCAATCCCCATCAGGGTTTGTAACTGTGAAAAATTATAATGCATATGCTGATGGAGTTTATAACCCAATTCCAAACCCAACAACATTGGATTTAAACGATCCTGAAACCGCAGACCCAAATTACAAACCAGTATACACATCCACAACAGGAAATAAATACGAAGATTCAAAGTTTATTTAACATATGGGACTTTACCAAATACTTACTGATCCATCAAGTTTTAAGTTTTATGCGGAAAAAAGTTTCCCAAATGTTAATGCTGTATCTACACCAAATTCATTTGGACAAAAAAGTATTGGGTATGGAAATGGAAATCAACCTTATATTAAAATTCCAATTCCTGGATCGGGTGTAAATTTTGCTCAATTAAATTTATTAAACAACCCCCCTACTCCATTTGATTTATCTACTATTCCTAATATTGATAAAATATCAAAGACAGAAAATAACCTAAGATACAACCCATCATCTTGGGGTCTTGATTTTTTAAATAGAGGAAATGCTTTTGGGTTACTAAGAGCATCTGATGATGTTTTAAGATTAACAAAATTCTTTACCGATACAAAAAGTGCAACTGGAGCCCTTTTTATTGCAAAACAAAATTTATTATCCCGAGTTGCTCCTAAAACAGAAGCATCCTATGGAACAGCTTATGGCTTAGGAACAGTCAATTCAGGTATTTATACTCCTCTTTCAACTATAGGACAAGCTGCAGTAAGTGTAATTGAAGGAAATTTACTTAAACAAGGTATTGACCCTACAGGAACTATTGAATCACTTAGTATTAGAAATTATCAACAAGCTATTGCTGAAAACCAACTGTTAGATAATAGCTATGAAACAAATAACCGCTTAATTAAATTAAGCAAATTATCCTACATAACTGTATCTGAAGCCGATGCTTTAAATGCTGGTTCAACGTATAATTTATCTGCTAACACAGATTATTTTATGTCTTATGGTGGTGGGCCTAGTTCGGTTTTAGGTGTAGGCAATACTAAAATTAAATATGCTACAAATAATTTAGGTACTACTCCACTTCTTACTCTTTCTAATGAAAAAGAATTTTCTGATAAAAGTGCAGTAAGTATTTATTCTCCTGTACCATTAACTTGGAATAGAAAAGAATTAGCTGAAATTCCTTCCCAATTTTTAGATGATAGTACTCCTACAATTTCTGAAGATTTTAGAAAACCTCTTATAGAAAAATCAACTCTAGGACAACAAATATTTTTAAGTAGTTCTCCTAGCTATAGATTAGATGGTGCCAATACTGGTAATATTGAAAAACGAATCAATTTTAGAGGAGCTGGTGCTAGAGGAAATAGAAAAAATTATAAAGACGGTAAAAAAGACATTACAGCAGGTAGAGTATTAGGACCAACAGATTTGATCAATGCCGTTCCTGTTTACCAAGGAACTAATGCTTCTGATAATAAAATTTTAAAAGATTTAGTTGATTTTCGTGTAGGAATATATGATAATGATACTATAGGAAATAATCCTATATCTCTTAATTGGCTCCATTTTAGAGTCCTTTTAGATGAATTCTCTGATTCGTATGGTTCAGAATGGAAACCTTTAAATTACATGGGTAGAGCAGAAAGTTTTTACAAATATGATTCATTTAAAAGAGATATTTCTATTGGATTTACTGTAGCGGCTCAATCAAAACAAGAACTTTTACCAATATATAAAAAATTAAACTATTTAGCATCTTCAATGGCTCCAAGCTATTCCCCTAATGGGTTTATTCGTGGAAATTTATCTCGAATTACTTTAGGTAACTGGCTTTGGGAACAACCAGGCTTTATTTCCTCAGTAGATTTATCTATTCCTGAAGAATCTCCTTGGGAAATTAATTTACCACTTAATAATGAATTAGACCCAGATGTTAAACAAGTTCCTCATATGGTTCAAGTTAAAATTAAATTTACTCCTATTCATCGCTTTAGACCTGAAATTACTAAATTGAGTAATATCCCTAATGCTGAAAAATTTACAGAAGATAATATTATCTATCAAGATCCAACATATGGCCCTCAAAGATATATTGCTCTTCAAGACCAAGATACTAATGGGTATGATACTAAACCTCAACCAACCCCAGCATCACCACCCGGAGCGGCACAAAGTACTCAACAACAAAACGATATTGCTTATGGACCTGTAACATCCCAGGAAGTATCAAGTTTTAATTCCCCATTCTCTAATGGAATTTTTGAATCTTCAGTATCCACAACCTCTCCTTCTGCTCCTGTTAACCCAGATTTGGCTTTAGGAAATCAAGGAAGTATATTTATACCGTAATATGAATAGATATAGCGTAGCCCAAATAGTTAAAACCGAGGAGGATCCTAAAAGAAGATATACTAACATAAGATATCCTTCTATTTTTCCTTCTTCTACAGACATTTATTTATATACAGGTCAAGGAGATAGATATGATACTTTGGCTTTAACATATTATAGTGATACTACGTTATGGTGGGTAATTAGTAGAGCTAACCCATCTCAACCTAATGATACATTATATCCAAATGTTGGAGCCCAAATTAGAATACCTAACCCTTCAAGAATTCCTAATATAATAGCTTCATTTCAAAATTTAAATAATTTACCAATACAATAAAGTTATGGCACTAGTAGGAGAACAAATCCCAGATTATGTTCAAAAACAAATAGAAGTTAGGCAAAAAACTCACGGCAGTGGAGCTTCTTTTGATTCTTTAAGAACAGATGAAACTTTAATTTATACCAATTCAAGAAATGCCTTTATTAAAATGGCGTCCGGAGTATCTGTTTCTGAAAATAAATTAAAAGAAATAGGATTTAGTGGAGTTGATGTAGATAATTTAAAAGGAATGGGTCTAGCCAAAGAATATGTTTTATTTGGTGGGGTTTCTCGTATGGCCCAAATTGAAAATGCTAGTGGAGGATCAGATGGTATATTATCTCAAAGAACAGATTTTATAGGAGTAAACGGAGCATATACTGCTGATTATGACTTTGGTATAATCCCCATGCCGGGTATAGAAAGTTTAGAAATAAAATCTTTAAACAGAGGATCATTAAAAAAAGCTACTGTTAAACTTACTGCTCAAACAAGAAACCAACTTGCTATTTTAGATGTTTTATACATGCGATTAGGGTATACTGTTCTGATTGAATGGGGTAATTCAATATACCTTGATAAAAATGGCAAATTACAAAAAATGTTTACTTCAATTATTGAAGATAATGATCTATTCTTTAATAAAACATGGTCATCAAAACGTTCATATTCTGATATTACCTCCCAGATAGCAAGAGTTAGAGAATTATACGACGGAAATTTTGATGCTTTACTTGGTAAAGTTTCCAACTTCAATTGGACCTTTAATTCAGATGGTTCTTATAGTATAGAACTTACTATTATTAGTTTAGGTGATGTAGTTGAATCTTTAAAAGCCAATGTACCCGCAGCTTCCAATACATTGAATTTTGTTAATAACAATGGTACTGCATGGGCAACAGAAAATGATACCTTAGACCAACATAGAAAAGATAATATTATTTTATCATTACTCCATACTTTTAGGGTATTAAATCAAAATCCAACCGGTACAAAAATTACTATTTCTACTAAAGATGCTTCTGGAGCTGATCAACCTGTTGCATATCCTGGAAAATTGCTTACAATAGGTGGTTCAACTGTTACATTTGGTGATCATACTTTAACAATAACAACTACTGTTGGTTTTAAAGATAAAACAGCTGGAAGATTTATTAGTCCTGATGATTTAACTGAAGGTTATTATATGGCTAACGGAAGAAAGATAACTTTTGCCGAAGCCCAAGAACTTTCCCAAGGACAAAGAGAACAAGAAATAAAAGATAAAGGAGCAGAATATTATAAAGGATATGGTTATAAGGTTGAAAAAAAAGGAATTGTAGAACAAGCAAGAATAGTTTTTAGTAATCCTTTTGCTACTAGAACATTTTCAATTTCTAAAACTTTTAATCAAACTGAGTGGGATAAATATATTACATCTGGAGACCAATCAATAGGACAAGAATTTACCGGAAAACAAATTACTAAACCTGATAATCCTGTATCTACATTTAGAAAAGAAGTATTTGATAATACTCCAAAATTTAAACTTACTGAAGAAAATAAAATTAAAACAGATAGTGGAGAACAAACTACAACCCCAATAAATTTACTTAGTCTTCCTCAAAGAGAAAGAGTATTAGATTCATTAAGAGATGGTGAAAATAGTTTATTAATATCAAATGATATTGTTTTTGATTTTGAATCTAAAAAAACTGCAGGAACATCAAATACATCTACAATTGATAATCCTTTAAAAGGAACAGGATATGAAGAAGATGATGCTTTTGTTTTAAATTTGGATCAACCCCAATATTATATACGATTTGGTTATTTACTTGATTTACTTAAGAAAAAAGTAATTACTAGAATTAATACAGGAAAAGCAAATTATGATGATAATCCCAATCTTTTTAATATTGATACTGAAGTAGAAAATAGTTTAATGTTATGTTTACCTCTTCAAATTTCTTTTGATTGGAGAACTTGTATAGTAAGAAGAAATACTTTTGATAGACCTAATTCTTGGCAACAAAAAATATTTCCTCAATTAAAACAATGGTTTATACCAGGAACTAATACAGCATATACTCTAAATACTTATTTAAACTTTAATTTCATAGCAGAAAGTATGACTTCTAATACAGATGATAGAGGAAATATTTCAGTTTATGATTTTATAAAATCTATGTGTGATGGTATTAATAAATCTATGGCTGGTATTAATAACTTAGAACCTATTATAGATGAAGATTCAAATACACTCCGTATCTTTGAATCCTCTCCAATACCAAAAGAACCAATCAACCCAGGATATAAACTTCAACTTTATGGATATGGCAATGGAGTTACTAGCCCTAAAGATTCTTCAACATTTGTTAGAAAGGTTGATTTAAAAACAGCAATCACACCTGAATATGCTACTATGATTACAGTAGGGGCTACAGCTAATGGATATGTTAAAGGGACGGAAGCTACAGCATTTGCTAGATGGAATGAAGGACTAACTGATAGATTTAAAAGTGAATTATTAGCTGCTGACTCTGAAACTAAACTAAATGGTGGAGATGATAAAGAAGATACAACCCGAAGTTTTCAACAAGCAATGAGTTTTACTGCAAGATGTTTTGGGATTGAAGGAGCTGGTAAAATATGGGAATGTTTTCCACAATAAATAAGTTAATGTATGCCTCACTTTGTAGATTCAAGGATAAATGAAAATTTAGAAGTAGCAACTGAGTATTTTAAAGCATTAGTTGCTTCTAATCAAATAGATGCTGAAAAAAGACAAAAACAATCTGCTGGTTCTATAGGATTTATTCCTTATAACATCTCATTTACTATGGATGGGGTAAGTGGAATTAAAATTTATAACGAATTATCCATAGACACTAGTTTTCTTCCTGCAGGATATACAAAAACTACAGATTTTATAGTAACTGGGGTTGACCACAAGATTCAAGATGGAGATTGGGAAACAAGTATAAATGTAACTTTAATCCCACGAACTAGCCCTATAGATAACCTCATAACCAGTAGTATTTCATTTGCTGCTCAATCTGAAGAAGCTAGACTTGATACCCCACCAACCCCAACCACATCTCCTTCTGGCCCTGCAGCAACTACAGGAGCTTCTGTATTAGGGGATGATGCCGATTTTTGGTCTTTATTAACTATATGTATTTTTGAAGATGGTGATACTCAATCAAGAGCAGATGTAGCCCAATCTATTTATAATAGAAAAGCATCAGGAGCATATTCTACTTCAATTGCATCTGTTGTAAAAGCCAATGGACAATATGAACCAGCATTTGCCCCTGGAACTCAAATAACATCTACAGTATGGAAAAATATTAAAGATAAAGCCACAGCAATTTCCGCAGTAAGAGCTACAAAACCAGGTACTTATACGAGTGATGAAAAGGCATTAGCAGAACTTAAAAAAGTATACGAAACCTTAAAAAACCCAGTAAACCAAGAAGCTTCAAAAACATTTGTTCAAGGAAGAACAGATTTTTTAAGTATTAGTCAAGGAACAGTTTCTCAAAGAAACTCATCTAAAAAAGCAGGACCATATGATCCTACAGGAAAACGTGGAACCTTTGTGATGAGAAATAATGGAAACCCTAATAATGTATTTGGATGGGCATTTAATTACATCAAAAACTCTATTGCTCAACCCCCAGGACAAGAATGGTGGGATAAATATCAAAACCAATTTTAATAAAATATGCCACATTTTGTAGATTCACGTATAAATGAAAACTTAGAAATAGCAACAGAATACTTCAAAGCTTTAGTTTCTAGTAGAGATGGAGATAAAGTGTCTGCTGGTTCAATTGGTTTCATTCCTTATAATGTTTCATTCACTATGGATGGCATTAGTGGGATTAAGATATATAATGAACTTTCTATAGATACTAGTTTTTTACCTCCTGGATATACAAAAACCACAGATTTCATTGTAACTGGAGTTGATCATAAAATTCAAGGTGGAGATTGGGAAACTAATATTACTACTACTTTAATCCCAAGAACTAGTCCTATAGAAAATATCATAACTAGTAGTATATCATTTGCAGCCCAATCTGAAGAATCTCAACCCGACACCCCAGCTTCATCTGCTCCTACATTTGTACCTTCTATACCACCTAAAGTAGAGGGTGCTTGGGAAGTCTGGAATAAAAACATTTTTATTAGTTCTGCATATGAATTAAATGCTCACCATAGTGAACCTATAGATGAAATAGATACTAAAAATACTAGAAGTGGAGGATGGACCAAATCTAAGGGTGGTAAATACATCTATGATGTTTCTCTATTTAGAAAAGAAAATGGAATTAGACAAACTAAACCCTTTGTACCATCCCCAGTAAATGGTACTGTGACAAGAACTGCACCTGATAGTAGTGGAAATGCTTTCTTGACTATTAAAGGAGATGATGGTTTAGAATATGATTTACTTCATATGGATAGTTATACAGTAAAAGTTAATGATAGAGTAACTAAAGGTCAATTAGTAGCTAGACAAAGTAATGTTAGTCCTCCTGGATATGCAAACCACCTTCATATCCAAATGCCAACAAAACAAGCATTAATAGATTACATTTACAATTTAGTAAATAATAGTTTCTAATAGTTATAATCATGGCGTATTATCCAAAATCCCAAGTTAAAACTAATTTATACACTAATGGTGATGAATATATTCTTAGTACTACAAAACAAGAATATACAGGATATTATTACAAAACATCAAGTGGAGCTAAATATACAGGAAAAAATCCAAATGATGTTCCTTCTATTTTACTCCAACCATTAGAACAAGGATTAGATGTTGTCGAGGAAAATTTATCAACTCCAACAAATCCTTCTCCTAATCTTTTACAAAAACTTACTAATACTATTGAGTTTGATACTATATCCCCTTCAGCAGTTAATTACAGTCCGGCAAATGCATTAAGAAGAATTATTCCTCCATTTAATTTAACTCTTCCTACAGCTGAAGATAAAAAACGTGGATATTTTATAAGATATTTTTGTAAAAAAAATAATGAATTAATTTACTTTGAAATTTCCCAAGCTGACCACGACCGAATAAAAAACCAAGACCCAACCACCGCATATGATTTATATTCAGTATTATCATTACAATGGTCAATTATGGGAGATCCTTCACAAGTAGCATCTTTTAATGCAACTAGTGTAAATAGAGCAGCTTTAATAAATAATTGGACAGGTTTTGCCCAATATTTTAAAGGAGATTTTACTAAATACTTGGGTTCCTAAAAATATATTAGTATCTTCAAAGCA